CACCACCAAGATAAATACATACATAAGAAAGTATGGTATGAATCTTTTCTGATCTACTAGTAAAATCATTAGTCTTATATCTTTTTATCTTAGGTCTTTTTATTTGTTCTTGCGGTATTTCATTTAACTGTTTCATTATTTATTCTCCATTAAAAATAAAGGGATACCATAATTGATATCCCTTGTCGTATTTGTTTAGAATGATTTATTATCAAACATTGCGATTGCTTTTCTTAGCAATACCTTGGTATCCGCAGGCTGACCTAAACCAAGAGCAGATTCATGTTCGTCAATAATAGCAATACATTGATTGATATTATCTATAAACACTTGTTGCGGTGTTCTGTTTCTGCTTGGCTTCTTAGATGCCTTGCTTAAGTCTTTAGGCATATAAGTTGGATCAGCTTTAACCTTGGCATCTTCAACTGCTTGTGCTTTTTCAAGCCTTGCCTTTTCTTCCGCATTAGCAAGTGATCTTGAACAGTCTCCAATTACTTGATTGGCTTTCTTAGTCCAATTGATACCTTGGTAGTGTTCAAGATTCCAACATTCCTTAAAAGTCCGATCTTTCTTAGCCTTAGCCAAGATCCTTTGAATAACCAAAGGGAACTTTTTCTTGACTATCATATCTTTAAAGCCATCAAACTGCTCAACATTAATAAAAGTATTCTTAGACTTTATAACGTTGCCTTGCTTGTCTTTCTTATCTCTTGGAGATAATAACATAACAGAAGTAAAGCCTATAGCCATAAACTCGTTAACAAGAGATGTGATTCTCTTGCTTGACTTTATGTTTACGTCCGCATACTGCTCGATTATACCTAATGCTTTATCATAGATAACAGCAATAGAATTATGACCAACAGACTTAGAGTTTTGTGTTGCTTTACCAACATTATTTTGAATATGCATTGAGCAAATTCCTTTCATGTAATGGTACGGAAACCGTACCAAGTTAAACAAAGCAAACCATTCGCTTTGATAGACACATTATATCAATATGATTAACTATTGTACTGTCTGTTCTACAATCATATAACATTATTTACTATTATTTACTATTATATGATATAAAACAATACAAACCATTACATTAAATCGCTATATATCAGACCCTACCCCGCCCCTATGACCCCTTTATACTATTAGTATCTTTATCTTTACTATATATACTAGTTTCCACGAATAAATCGTAATTTTTTGAGATTCGACCCCCACCCCCTCCATATAGGGAAACCCCCCCATAGTGATTTTAAAACCACTTGCTAAAAAATTTTTTATATGTATATATGAGTTATCGGTTAACAACCTGCGACGAGAATATATGACCATAACAGTAGAACCTGAGTTAGGTATTGAGTTTTCTCCCGATCTACCACCTGTAGATCTGAAGACGCGCACGGAATACGCAGCCAAGTCCGCTCTCGAACTTGAGAAGCATGGCCTAAACCTAAAACCAACTAAAGAAGACAAAGACGTAGCAGCAAAATTAACCGTTGCATACGCAGACAACCCCGAAAAGACTTCTAAAGCTGCTACTGTAAATAAGGTATCGGCACTTACACCTGCAAGTCTTGTGTTAACAAACAACATATTAAAAGAGTTTGGTCAGTCTGTTGTGGAGAGCGCCACTCATATACGGCACCTTGTTACTAATAAACTTCTTTTGGAGACCGAGAACCCAGACCCTAAAGTGCGTATCCGAGCCTTAGAACTTTTAGGTAAGATGTCTGATGTTAGCTTGTTTGCAGAAAAGTCTGAGATTACAGTAACACATCAGTCTACTGATGATTTGCGTGAGAAGTTACGGGCTAAGTTAAATAAGTTAGTTAAGGTAGAAGACGATAGAAGTAAAGAGCCCGTAGTTATTGACGGTGAATCATTTGATTTAGATAAAGAGTTAGGTATAGAAAAAGATGAGTGAGTTAATTTGTAACCTGCCCTCCACCGATGTGTGGGTTAGACGAGAGTATTTAAGAGACCACCAAGACGGACATGGTGAGTTTGTAAAAGGAGTATGGGTTAGTGCAAAATCTATTCCTGGGAGAGCTTTTTACTTTGAAACTTATCTCCCTGATTATGGTGCTTTGTTTGACAAGCTGCCTATTAGTGCTTTTGTTCATGATAAGAAAACGCCAACACCTGATCTTCCTCTTAATAATTTGCAATTTTGGAATTGTATGGATTATGGCGTTGCTGCTATTCATAAACAATTTATAGGTTCTATGGATTATGAGGTGTTAACCAGAGACTTTGGTAAGCAAACGGGTACATATATAGCGACTATCGACAATTATCATGCAGATATAAACGCGGTAGACTATAGTACAGCCGAAACACCAGCCGAGCATAAGTCTTTTAACCTGCTTGAATTGGATAATGGTCAGTATTGTCTGTATCCTAACAACAGAATGAGGGTTTATGACAACTCTTTGACCCCACAAGCACCATTACAGCCAGATTTTAAGGTTAGTACAGTAGAATATCAGGTTGAGAATGGAAATATGACCCGATTAGGTGACACTGACGAGTATTATTGGAAAACTAAGGATGAATGACGCTGTTATTGATTTTTCTGAGAACGAAATCAGCACTATGTTGGCTAATTTAGACCAATATACGCCTGAAGAGGTACAGGAGATCGATAAACTAGTTGATGAGCTAGGAAAACGTAAGAATGTCAAGATCGTGTACGATGATCTTATAGCATTTTGTAAGCACATGCAGCCAGATTACATTGTGGGTAAGCATCACAGGATACTTGGAAACATGTTAATGGATATTGAGCAGGGTAAGAAAGACAGGATATGTGTAAACATACCACCTCGTCATGGTAAGTCACAGTTAGTGTCTATCTTTTTCCCAGCTTGGTTCTTAGGCAGAAACCCTAACAAAAAAGTGATGATGGTGTCTCACACTACAGATTTAGCAGTAGACTTTGGTCGAAAAGTACGTAACCTTATCTCCACAGATGAATACCAATCCATATTCCCAACGGTGCAGCTTGCATCAGACTCTAAGTCAGCGGGAAGATGGAATACAAATTCAGGAGGAGAATATTATGCGTGTGGTATCGGCTCATCTATTGCTGGTCGTGGTGCTGACCTCCTGCTCGTTGACGATCCCCATTCCGAGCAAGATGTCATTAACGGAAATTTTGGAGTATTCGAGAAAGCATACGAGTGGTTTACATATGGAGCGAGAACGCGACTAATGCCTGGCGGGCGTGTGGCTATCATACAAACGCGTTGGCATATGGATGATCTAACAGGTCGTGTGACTAAGGACATGGGACAGAATGAGAAAGCCGACAGATATGATGTCGTGGAGTTTCCTGCTATATTAGATATTATAAGTAAGAAGACTAAGAAGTCAGAGCAGAAACCGCTATGGCCTGAGTTCTTTGATTTAGAAGCATTGCTGCGTACTAAGGCATCTATGCCTGTGTTCCAGTGGAACGCCCAGTATCAACAAGAACCCACTGCTGAAGAAGCCGCCCTTGTAAAAAGGGAATGGTGGAATATGTGGGTTAAAGAACAACCTCCGTCATGTGAATACATTATCATGTCACTGGACGCTGCAGCAGAAAAACATAACAGAGCTGACTATACGGCACTGACTACATGGGGAGTTTTTCTTAACGAAGATCTTGACGCGTATAATATTATATTGCTAAATAGTATAAAAAAGCGTATGGAGTTCCCAGAGCTAAAAGAAATGGCAATGGAAGAATATGCGGAGTGGGAGCCAGACGCGTTCATAGTGGAGAAGAAAAGTTCAGGTACTGCGCTTTACCAGGAAATGCGACGAATGGGATTGCCCGTACAGGAATACACACCACATAGAGGGTCAGGCGACAAATTGGCAAGATTAAACTCTGTATCAGATATTGTAGCATCGGGTCTTTGTTGGGTTCCAGAAACACGGTGGGCAGAAGAAGTTATAGAAGAGATTGCAGGATTTCCGTTTATGAGTCATGATGACTTGGTTGACTCAACTGTCATGGCACTAATGCGATTCAGACAAGGTGGCTTTATAAGATTACCAAGTGACGAGCCAGAAGAGACTGTATACTTTAAACGTAGAGGAAGTGGATATTACTAATGGCAATAGAAAAAGGATTAAGTCCTGCTCCAATGGGAATACAGGAAGAAGCTTTAGGAGCTGAAGCTTTAGAGATAGAAATTGTAAACCCTGATATGGTCACACTGGATGATGGTAGTGTAGAAGTTACTATAATTCCTGGAGACGATAATGAAAAGGGTGGGTTTAACGCCAACATTGCCGACGATATGGAAGAAGACGAATTATCTATACTGGCTGATGACCTCATTGATTTAGTGGATAGTGACTTTGATAGTCGTAAAGATTGGGCAGATACATTTGTTAAAGGATTAGATGTACTAGGATTTAAGTACGAAGAACGTACAGAACCGTGGGAAGGCGCTTGCGGTGTTTACTCTACAGTTTTAGCAGAAGCCGCAATAAGATTCCAAGCTGAGACTATGAGTGAGACATTCCCAGCCGCAGGACCTGTCAGAACTAAATTACTTGGTGAAGAAACAAAAGAAAAAGATGAAGCCGCAGCTCGTGTTAAGGCAGACATGAACTATGAGCTTACTGAGAACATGGTCGAGTATAGACCAGAGCATGAGAGATTACTTTATAGTTTAGGTCTAGCAGGCTCGTCGTTTAAAAAAGTTTATTATGATCCCAACTTAGGTAGACAGGTTGCCCTGTATATACCTGCCGAGGACGTGGTAGTACCTTATGGCGCCTCGCACATAGAGACAGCAGAACGTGTTACTCACGTGATGCGTAAAACTAAAAACGAAATGAAAAAACTACAGGCAAACAAGTTTTATCGTGAGTTAGATTTGGGAGATCCACAAGCGTTTCATACTGATATAGAAGAACGCAAAGCTGAAGAAGGCGGATACTCTCTTACTGATGATGATAGATATACTTTATATGAAGTGCACGCTGATCTTGTTATTGAAGGTGTAGATGATTCAGATGATGAAATCGCAAAGCCATACGTGGTTACTATAGAGCGAGGATCTAATGAAATATTAGCTATCCGCAGAAATTGGAACC